ATTTGCTAGGATCGGCAAGAATAGCAGAAGGATAAACGGAAGATTCGCCAACAACAACGCGGTTACCTTTACGTTGGAAGACTCCATACTTTTCACCCAGTTCCAGTAACCCATAATATCTGTCCAGTCCACGTTCATCATAATAGAGTCTGATAGCAACACTTGCGTTCTCCTTTGATAGTCTGCTCTTGGCAGTTTTTGCCTTGATGATATTGCCTATCACTTCCTTACCGTCTTTCTCTTTTGACTTAGTAAGATAGATGATAGTCGACGCAGCATACTTAAGTCCGCTACCTCCTCCCATTTCTTTTGTAGGTACATACGCACCCACTACATCATATGTATGATTTGTTACAAGCATTGGGACGTTCGCTTTACCCAACTTCAGTGTAAGTATTCTGAATATTGCTTTGACAACTTGTGCTCTAGTCATGTCACGTGTGTCTTTTCCTGCTGCCGAGTCTTCTAGTTCTTTACTGGTTGATAGCATACCAAGAGAATCTAATACAAACATTAAGGGTTTGCGATCTTTCTCTGGTTGTTCTAAATATTTGTCTAATATTCTGATTGCCTGTGTACGAAACTCTTGTACTGTAGTGACAGGTACGAGCATCATACGTGTGGTATCAACGTTGCGTTCCTCCATCATCTTCTTACTGATGGCAGCTTCAGACTCAAAGTATATAACTCCTGCGTCTTTGTTCTCTCTTAAAAAATTCTCTACAACACCAAGACAAAAGAATGTCTTACCTGTTGATGATTCTCCTGCGATAGCAGTGATCTTGTTAGATGGTATACCTCCATTGATACTACCACTTACAAGTGCGTTAAAGATATAAGATCCTGTGTCTACATATCCACCGATGTCACCCACTGATCCGTCAGCGAGGATACCCGCATAGTCGTTACCTATTTCTTTAACGACCTCTTTCAAAAAACTCATACGAAAAATGCTTCTAGTGATCCTTTCTTCTCTGTCTCCCATCCTATCACATCAGTGATGATTTGTAAAGGTGCCAGAAAAGATTTGTGAAATTGTTTCTTCTTGTCGATACAAACCTCCAACCCTAGTTGCCTAGGGAAGGTGTTGAGGAATGAAAATACATCCTCTTGCATGTAATTGTTTTTACCGTCAACTTTTAGGTGTACGTATTTTATTTTCTCTCCTTCTTGAATGAGAGGGTAGATGTTCTCCAGTTTCTTTTTATTGACATAAAAATTATAAAGGAGAGATCCACGAACATGTAAAGGGGTTCCCTTTGAATACACGTCTGTAGTTGATCTGTATTTCGATAGTCCATTGACCGACCTCGGAAATGCGATGTCTTCTGGTTCCATATTATAAAACTCATCTTTAAACTTTGAGATAAAGTTTATCAGTTCACTCTGTGTACCTGACATCATTATATTAAGTGCGTCTTTAATTGCTGTTCGACATGGTGCGGGAGTAGAGGACTTGACTGCCTCGATACCCATCATCTTCAGCTTGGGTTTACTGTATTGAACTCCTTCACTGTTCCAGACATTGAGAATGTATCTTTTCTTGGCAGTCCAGATACCTCTCGCAGCGATGTTCTCTCGCTTCATGAACATCTTCTGCTCATAAGCGTTAGCGTACGTTGCTAGTTCTTGATATGATCTGTCGATGAAGGGTTCTATCTTTTCCTTACATGCCTTGTCAAGAAAGTCGACAACCTTTTCTTGACTTACCTCTTTATCACCATAAACTTTAGTAACTAGATCGTCTAAGCAGATGTAGATACTATCTGTATCACTGGCAATAACATAATCTTTTTCATTACTATTTAACAATTTATTTAGATACGTGTTTACCTTATTTTCAATCCAACGTATTGACACCTGACCTGACAGTGTGATTGCTTCAGCATTCCTCAGATTATAGTAGCGGAAGTAGTTGTTACCGATAGCACCATAGGCAGAGTTCAACTGAATCTTACGTGCCATCTGTATGTTGTTGTACTTACTGATTGACTTCTCTAGTTCGACACTAGGGTTGTTCTCATACTCTTGCTTTGCTATGAGCATGAGCTTCTTACTCTGTACACGTTCATCGTATATCTTCTGCATCATCTCAGGTAAGAATCCATGTACATCTTTACGATACTGTGCTCCATTAGCACACGTAGCATAGAGAGGATCTATGTTATCTTTCTGTTCTAGTACCCTATCAACGTTGACACTAGGATGTCTGTGTTGCATCAAAGTCTCAGGAGATATATTATACTGCATGATCAGGTGTGGGTACAGTGAGTTCAAGTCAAACGATACCACCCAGTCATACTTGCCAGGCACAGGTTCTTTTACATATGCTCCTGCGTACTTCTCATCTTTGTTTGCTCTCTTAGCAGGGGGCACAACAATATTTCTTTCATTGAGGAAATTGTAGATCAACGTGTCCCACATGCGTACTTGGAAGTACACATCTTTATAGTTCACCTTAGCGTCATATGCTAGGGCGATAGCAAGTTCTATCAACTTCATCTTGTCTTCTAGTTGAAGTACAAGTTCCACGTCAATGATATTGTAATCAATAAACTTCTGCCAGTCATTTGTATAGAACTGTTTGAAGTTTTCATGCTCTGACCAGTCTAGTTTACGTTGTCCTAGTTCTACCTTAGCGATGTGATCTAGTCTGTAACTCTCTTGGTTTGTGTAAGTAAATTTCTTATACAGATCCATGTAATCTAATACATTGATCCCCATAAGATTGAATACTATATTCTCTCTACCTTTTATGGTTATTGTTTCGCTCTTGACCATGCCCCATGGGGACATCATCTTTAATTCTTTTTCTCCGAATAGACGTTCAAGACGACCACAGATATAAGGTACGTCATACAACTCGACATTCCACCCTGTAAGAACATCTGGGAAATCAGTTTGCCAGTAAGCAAGGAAGCTGAGTAGCAGATGTTTCTCATCGTCACAATAGATAAAATCAACATCCTTACGACTCGGAATATAATCCCTCGTTGCGAATACTTTAAATCTACGTGTCTGATAATCCTGTACTGTGATCGCCAGTAACTGTTCCGCACATTCACGTACGTTAGGAAAGCCATTTTCACATGCGACTTCAATATCAAGTGATGTAATCTTGAGAGCCTTGAGATCGTAGTCAACTTCGTCCTTGTACTCCGACGAAATATACTGATATAAGAACCTATCATAACCATGTACTTCATATCCCTGTACATCTTTATACTGTTCTTTATGTTCTCTTGCTTCCCTTACACTACTAAAGTATACAGGTTTAGCATAGCGACCATCAAGAGTCTTGTACTGGGTTGGTTTGTTGCTAACAGCGTACAGTGTGGGAGCAAACTTTACTCTCTTCTGAATACGTTGTCCATACTCATATCCTATGTAGAGGATATCACTTCCAACAAGGTTTACGCTTGTATAAAAACTCATAAATCCCAGTTGTCAGTGGTTTGTGTATAACTTATTTTACCACACTTACCATTCTTTACACCAAATATAACAGTGCTTTTGTTATCTTTTATATCTTTTTCCCACCACCAACAATACTCTCCTTCCTCATTGATAGCAAATAATATGTCATAACCGTGAGGTCTATTTTTATGACCCATTCCCTGCTTTCCTTGATTTGCTCTTAAAGGAACTTCAGATTTTCTTTTCTTTCTAGTATCAGTTGATGTCTCCCAACGATCAGTTTTCGCATATGATTTACCACTATGACCTCGTTGAGTTGTTGCTTTAACTTGTACTTTGTAAGATATATCATCTCTAGCAATAAGCATATCATATGGAAGATGAAGATCTTGTGGCATAAAAGTAGGAATAAATCCATGCAATGAAAATACGTATGAGCATGCTGAGGAACCAATGTTCGCATAACCATACTCATATTTTTCTAAAGAATGAAAAATACCTATTGGTTTTGAACCATGTTTAGGATGAAGATGTCTTGGGAGATTTGTTTTCTTAGACCAAGTTATGCCATCTTCTAGAGGAATTATTACTGGTTCTTCAATTCCAAAAAATTTTTCTAAAGTCATTTAGTTACCATCTTATACTTGTCAAGAATCTCTTTCTTGGGTTCTAAGATTGTAGCAATTTCTGTTGAATAAATCAACACGTCGTCGTCCACTGTGTGAAGTGGCCAAGGTTCCAACGTGCCATCAGGTTTGATGGAGTATGGTTGCTCAAGATGAGCAGCGGGTTCCTCATCTAAAGTTTCTATTTTAGTAATCAGGTATATGCCTGACTTTAGTAGGAGGAGTTGCGTTTCCATAATGTTTCTAATTTATGTAAGTCGTTCTCTTGTCTATAGTATTTGTAGACAGGAGTGATATCAAGTTCACTGTCATAGATGTTACCAATATACATCCAAGGTTTATATTCGTCAACCCTTATCTTAAAGTAATCAGGACCGTTGAACATAAGATGATCGAACTGCTCTGTACCACCTACAAATAAGGGGAAGGGTTGAGGAATATAATTCTGATATAGTGGGGCATCTATAGGTTGATCAAATGCTAAGATACCAAACTCACCATTGATCTTAGCAGGATACTCTACCACTATTTTATTGAGGATAACAGTTCCTTCTATTTCTATGCGTTTAGCACCGTGAAATTTATGATCTGTTTTGTATGAGAAAACTACGTCATCGTATATATCATACAGGTTTAGTTTCCTCATCCTCTTTCATAATTTTCTCTGCTTCTTCAAACATAGTTTCTAGATCATTCTCTTCATATGAGAGATTAAATCTCTCTTCATGTTTCTTGAAGTTCTCATCGTACCTAGCATCATCTATAGCAGACACATACTGTGTAGCAAGTGCGTCTATTGGATCATATGTAGTTACGATATGACTAGGAGGTAAATAAAAATCTTTGTCTTTACTTAGAGGTGCCCAAGGAAACCACTCTAACTGATACCCTTGACCCTGTTTAGAATCAATGATGTCTAATCTGAATGGTTTGTGTAGTTGGAACCCAATAGGTTTTTCTGTCTCAGGTTCTACTATCTCTTTTACCTCTGATATTATTTCCTCACCAGTCCTCAGCATGATAAGTTTTATACTCATTGTACAACCTCAGTAGGTGTGACTGGAGCACCTTGGTCTCCTGTCTTTGCTCTAACATTCTGTAGGTATGTCTGTAAGATACTAGGTGATGGTTCCATTACAGATATCACATAGTCAGGTACGATAGCAATCTTCTGATCTATGGTAAATGGATTCCATGGTGTGTATCTGATCTTAACCTCTTGGTCTTCAAACGTTTCCATGTTTACAGGAGTATCAGGATCTTCAGTGATCCTTACCTTGTAAGGTATGGTCATGATGTATGCCTGTCTCTGACCAGTTTCGTTATCAACTGCTTCTTGTAGATCACAGATGATGTTGTCTCCATCACGTGTGAATACTAATTTAATTCTGTCTTCTTCGATCATGGCATGATAATGTATGCATATATTATAAAAGGGGAACTGACTTTTGTCAATCCCCCTTATGTAGGTTAGATGTAATCCTTCCGTGCGTGGTGTTCTGGTACTACTTTCTTCAGTGTTACTGTGAGTAGTCCATCCTCAAATGTGACATCACCTACCTCGGTGTCATCACTCATTGACCACTGTCTTGTGAAGGAACGAGCTGCTATACCTTTGTGGGCATAGGTTCCAGTCTCTGTCTTATCTTCTCTCTGTGCTTCTACTGTGAGTTTACCATACTCTGTGTAGACTTTGACTTCATCTCTCTTGAATCCTGCTAGTGCTATCTCTAATCTGGATAGTACATTTGATTCGTGGATTAAGTTATAGGGTGGATAGTTTGTCTGAGTTGTATTCCAAAAGGAATCAAAGTACTCATCCATTCCTATACTGTTCTTAGAAATTTTTTCAAATAGTGATGGTAAATCGGCAGCACTATATCTTTGAATGTTCATGGTGACCTCCTTGAGCGTCGTTAGTTTATGTACCCGAAGCGTACACTACTAATTATAACAGATCTCTAAAATTAGGAGGGTTGATACCCGAACACAGGAAATGTCTTGGATATATTCTTCACTCTTTCTCTGTACCTACTCATGTATGGTTCTTGTAGGTATGGCATGTAAGGTCTCTTCGTTACTTTATACTGTAGGTATGTGTAGTCAAACTGATACCTGTAGCATAGTCTACCCTTGGTGTTACCCAACCTCCTATGCTGTACAATACTGTTATCAAATATCACTAGGTCATCATCATTTTCCCACCAGTAGTCATAAGTATAGTTTGCTAACCCCCACTTGAGATCATTTAAGAATCGCACTGACTCAGATTGACTCATACCCTTGACACACATAGCTGTGTTGTATGGGTAATGTAATCCTTTTATACCCACAGGAGATTTTATCACCAGTGGTATCTCTGTGTCTGGATCAGGGCACATGTTTTTATATACTACATTGTTCTCATCATTCCTATTGATCATTCCTTCTTGGAAGTTATGGATGAGAACCATCTCATCTAACTCACTACGAAAACTTTCACTAAGGCTATTGTAGTATGGTGCGGTGACCATGAATCCAGTAGCACTACCCACCATACCATGATCCCCAAGCAGTGCGACAGCAGGAGTAAAGGCTATGTCACCACTCTCATTACTATGCCATAGTAACTCTCCACTACCAAACAATCCATTCTCTTCTGCTACTCTGACTATATGACCTGTCTTCTCATGTCCACCTATCCTAGCATACTCTTTCTTTACTTCTGGTTCTACATCACCCGCAGCATAATTTTGTCTACACCTACCCCACATCTTCATGACATGGTGAAAATGATTGACATTGAGACCTGTGTTACGGATGACCATAACAAGCTTCTCCATCTGTAATCTGCCAAGTGACATCCACTTGTCACGAGACAAATCATTAAAATCTAAGTCATCAATAAAGACACCGAACCCTTCAAGGTTCGGTATATTGTTCAGTCTCAAGTTTTCTTTTTACCTATGTTGTACTTGGACTCTAAGTTCCAACCACCCTTGTCCTTATAACTTAGGACTTTGATCTGACTAAGAGGAGCTACGTCTACTATAGTATCTGGTTTCTTTATACCTATGAGACCCCAGTCTGATAGCAACTGTATGATACGGTTACGACGCTGTACATCATTGAGTGATAAGTTTGCTGACTTACCATCAAGTGCGAACAGTTCTTTGAAATGGACTATGTAATATTTTCCTTGCTTATGTAGGATGTGGCAGGACTGATAGAGTTTCTTCTCCTTTCGACTTGCTACTCCTATCCTAGTTAATGTTTCTCTTACCTTTAAGAAATCATCTGGTTCACTCAAATTTACTTCTACCATTTGATCAGGTGTCCATGTGACTTCCTGCTCAGTGAATGAAGCTGTCATTGTCTTCCTCCCTTTTCATGTCTTTGACGAATATATTCAAGTTGGGTGTTGGTAAGAAGAGTTAATGCGACCCTCGCTTTTTCATTACTATAACCATAGTGTTCTTTGACCAGATCCAGATGTTCAATCTGTTCCTTCTTCAACCAAGGTGTAAAACGTTTTCTTTTACTAAGGGTATTTAGTAAAAAATCATATTGAAGACGCTTATCCAAATCAGGATGGCGATTCATTTCATTAGCAAATAAGATCGCATCAAGATGTCCACTGAGACATCTGTTGATGATATAAGGAGGATAAGATTTAACACGATCAGGGTCATCAACGTATAGATGTTCTTTAGTGTTGTTGATGGACGCAAGTATCTCTGACAGTTCACTACTCATAACCAAGCGGGTTTTCTGGATGGGTCACGTAAATAATTAGATGCAACCCAAGGTTTGCTGCCAATGTAATCTTTGTAAGCAGTAAAAGTGTCAATGCTTGTGTCATACTTAAACCTGTCAGGCATTGCTCTCGTGAAAGACTTAGGGAAATCATTATTATTTGGGAATATTATATTAGCATGTAGTATAGTGTGTTGGCAACTATGAACCTTGTTATATCTATGTGTATACTCAGCACACAAAGCAAGACCATGTTTGATTAACCAACGGAAGTTAGTCTGTGCCCATACAGTACATGGATGGTTACGGAAGGCACCCTTCTCTGTCTTGTATGGTTGACCATCTAGTCTAGGTAGGTCACCGTAGTCATGACCCCACTTCTTAGATGCTACGATAGATAGCATCTGACATGTCTCTAGTGGCATCTTGACTATGTGTTTGTCAGGTAGAACCTGAGCAGACTTGATAGGGTCAGGGTCGGTTACAAATATATTCATTCGTTAGATCTCCATTGTTTCCTCATTCTAACATACGTGTCATTTTTGGCAACAATGTCTCTTACTCTCTTAAATACTTTAGCAGACTCAGCATATTTACACGTATCATGATCTGGTTCTTGGGGTCGTACATTTCCTTCGTCATCATATTTCTTTCCTGTGTGATGATTGGCATATCGCCTTGATCTAGTCCATCCCATCTCTAAAAATTTACGTGCCATATCCATACCGATGAAATCTTTTTCATCACGGTAGTCTAGGTACATACCAAAGATATGGTTAGCAGATTCTACTGCTTCGGTAGGGGTCTTGAATCTCCAATGAGCACATATATCGTTAGTATAAGGGCGAACCAATAGAACTCCTTGCTCTCCCCTTCCAATAC